TCAATAAGTCCTTCATTAGATACTATTCCTACAATAGCATCTTTGACAACCAGCAGCTATGTAGATTTAGATGCTCCAGATGCAACTCTGTATCCACGTGGTATGCTATTGTTCAATACAAGGGCCGGCGGGTATAGCGTTAAAGAATACAGAGTAAACTACTTTAACAGCACATCATATCCAAATGAAACATTACCGTCGCAAAAAGATTCGTGGGTAACTGTTAGCGGATTTGATTCAATGGGAGTTCCAAATTTTGGACGTAAGGCTCCTCGAGGCGTTATTGTTGCTGCATTAAAATCTGCAATTGACAGCAGCACTGCATTGAGAGAAGATGCAAATAATTTCAATCTTATTACATGTCCTGGATACACTGAGTTAATTCCAAACATGGTAGCACTAAATGAGGATCGTGATAATACAGCATTTATTATTGGTGATACTCCATTGAGATTGGAAGGAACAGGAACATCAATTCAATCATGGGCACAAAACAGCGAAGGTGTAACAGCAACAGGTGAAGCTGGTCTTGTAACAATTAGCCCATATGTTGGAATTTATTATCCACAAGGACAAACCAATGATTTAAGCGGAAATCCTGTGGTAGTTCCTGCGAGCCATGCAGCACTGAGAGCTGTAATTAAGAGTGACAATATAAGTTATCCTTGGTTAGCACCTGCAGGTACACGTAGAGGATTAATTGATAATTTGAATGCAATCGGTTATATCGATGGCGCAAGCGGACAATTTATCAACATTGGCGTAACACAGGGACTAAGGGACGTCTTATATACAAATAAGATTAATCCACTGACATTCCTTCCAGGTAACGGATTATTAATCTACGGCCAAAAAACATTAAGTTCTTCTCCAAGTGCATTGGATAGAATTAATGTTGCACGTTTGGTTAACTATCTACGTCAAACACTAAACACTATTAGTAGACCGTTTGTATTTGAACCTAATGATCCAATAACAAGAAATGCTATCTTAGCAGTAGTCAATAGCTTGTTAAACGATCTAGTAGCAAAGCGTGGTATCACAGATTACCTAGCAGTTTGTGATTCAACAAACAATACACCAGAACGTATTGCCAGAAATGAACTGTATGTGGATGTGGCTATTCAGCCAACTAAAGATGTTGAGTTTATCTACATTCCAATCAGATTAAAGAACCCTGGTGAAATACAGGACGGCAATTTAGCAAGCGCATCAGCCGTAGGAACAGGAGCATAATATGGCAGTTTCATCATTAACAAGATTTACAGTACCACTAGGTGGCAATCAAAGCGCCACCAATCAAGGTCTGCTAATGCCAAAACTCAAATTTAGATTTAGAGCTACATTTGACAATTTTGGAGTAAGTAATCCTAAGACAGAACTAACTAAACAGATCATGACTTTTGCTCGTCCTCAAGTAACATTTGATCCAATAGAAGTTCCAGTTTATAATAGTCGAGTTTATTTGGCAGGTCGCCCAACATGGAACGCAGTGGCAGTATCGTTGCGTGACGATGCTGGTGGTAACGTCACTAGACTTGTAGGCGAACAACTACAAAAACAATTCGATTTCATGGAACAAGCCAGCGCCAGTTCTGGCATTGACTATAAGTTTATGACTACATTAGAAATGTTAGATGGCGCAAACGGCACAGTTGAACCGGTAGTATTAGAAACATGGCAACTTTATGGATGCTTCCTTACTGACGTTAATTATAATGATGTCGATTACGGTAGTAATGAAATGGTTACTATTACTATGAGTATTCGTTATGATAATGCTCTTCAAACCACAGGTGGTGGCGTTGGAGCAGCAGGCATTACTCAATTCAACACAGCAGCTATAACTGGTTAATAGATCATAGCTCAAAAAAGCTCGCTTCGGCGAGCTTTTTTATTGGATAAATATTGATATGGCCTCACTGTACAATGCTGATTTAAAACCTTTATCTAAAGGTACGTACACACATCCTTATAATCATGCCACGAAATTATTTGTGGCAGATACTTATAGACTTGCCCCAAAGCAAAGTTTTTTATATTATGTAGTAATTAATGTCGATCCTAGTCAAACCCAATTAGGCAGTGGATTTTTGGGTGGTGTTCTAAGTTTTGCAGACAGATTTCAAAATTTAGAATCCGGTATGTTGGTTAAAAGAGTTGAATTGCCTAAATTTAGTATAGCAACTAAAACCTTAAATGCATACAATAGAAAAAATACTATTCAGACAAATATAACATATGATCCAATATCTATATCTTTTCATGATGACTCCGCTGACGTTATAACAAATTTTTGGAATGATTATTATACTTACTATTATAGAGACAGTGACTATAACGCAGATGATTATTCTCGTCCAGAAAAATATGCACCACGAAGTAAAATAGGATGGGGATTCAGTCCACGAAACAGTTCCTTGCCAAATTTTATAAAAAATATCAGAATTTTCAGTTTACACAATAAACGATTTACAGAGTACTTGTTAGTTAATCCAGTAATTACAGCATGGAGACATGGAGAACATGACTCTTCCAACGATAGATCTTTAATGGAAAATACTATGACAGTTTCGTATGAAACTGTAAAGTATTACACTGGTTTAGTAAATCCTGTTAGTGTGGACGGATTTTCATTATTGCATTACGACAATACACCTAGTCCGATTAGTACCAGCGTAACTAATATCTATACTGATGCAGGAATTTTAGGAGTATTGGATTCTGTGCCCAAGGATCTGCGAAAGCCTGACGGATCAGACGGTGCAGGCGGCCCTTTATCCAGTCTGCTTTCAATGTTTAGGTTGTACAATAATTTAAAAAATGTAAATTTAAAAACAGTGGTAGGAACGTCGCTGGGGCAGATCGGAGTAGGAGTTTTAAATAATACAATTAATAACGGTTTAAATTATGCATTTCCTACTTTAGGGGGAGGTGTGGCGGGAATAAATGGTTCGGGTGTAGCGGGAGCAGGGATAAATGCAGCCAGTTATCCGTACGGTAGTTCGATTCCAAACTTTGGAGCAACTATAGCAGGCGCTGCTGCCGGCTCTATAGCAGGAGTAGCAGTCAATACTCTTAATCAAAGCTTAGAGCTTGTCGGGTCAGAAATTAATAAGGGAATTAACAATGGAGTTAATGCAATATTCCCGCCGACTCCCGGCAGTAACGCTGTTTATACAGCATACGACAATAATGGTCAAATACGAGTTAACTCATCTTCATTGCAACCTGGGACTGGAACAACCACAGCTCTATACTTAGATAGTCAAGGAAATCCCATAGCTAGAGTACAAGTATCTGGAACTCAGTCGGGATCTTACAATCCAAATAATTTAAGTGAAAATTTAATTTATGCACAAACTGTAACAGATCCAAGCGGTCAAGAAATAATTAAAAATGTGTACAAAGATGGTACTCAAGTTAACTATGATGCAGTCACTGGAAATACTTTACAAATAATACCCGGATCAAATACTCAAACAGTTCTTGGTCTTCCCAATTCGACTGTTAATACAAATCCAATGAATGCTGCTCAAGCAGCATCGGCGGGCATAGTGGCACCCGCTAACAGTGTTCAATATAGAACAGATCCAAATACTGGTCTAGTATACACAGTAGGAAACAGTACATCAGCATTATTTACAAATACACTAGCAGGTGCCACTGGCGCTGGAGTTGGATTATATGCTGGGATAAGTTTGAACAGTGCATTAAATAATACTGGCTTGGGAAGAACAGTAATAGGTCAAGTGGTATCTGGTGCAATATCCACAGCAGCAGGTGCGGCAATTGGGCGAGCAGTAAATAACGGACTACAACCAATAATTAATAAAGTAACAGGCGGAATTACTCAAGGATTTGACGACGTAACTGGAAAAATACGAAACGTTGTTGGTTCTGTTACTGGCACAGGCGGTTATGATCCAAATAAACCATTGGACAATATTGTAAGTACAACATATGATCCAGGCGGTGGAACTACTACTGTGTTTAGAAACGGGGACGTATTATACGAAGATCCAAATGGTAACCGGTCTCTAACGCCTGCTCCTGGAAATTCAAGCTTAACGAATTTCTTTAATTCTTCTCCAGGACAAAATAATGATCCGTCCGCAGTTAACCCATATTATGGCACTATTTGGACTGATGGCAGCGGCCAACCAATTTATACAGGAACCGGGGAATACTTATACGCCGGCGATCCAACTTTACAACCAAAAGCATTACAACCGGGAGAATGGGAAGCAATGAATGAAGGCGTTCAATCGTCGATACAAAACTTAGACATGAGTAATGTAGGCCCCGGGCCAACTGATTTAGAAATACAAGAATTCAATGCAAGTTTAGGGGATTTCCCAGGATAACTATGACAAAAGACGAATTAAATGAATTAAGCTTATTAGGGCCGACTAATCTCAATAGTTCAGGGTTAACTAAATCCACAAACTATTTTAACAATTACTTTGATCCTACAATACAAATAAGTCAAAATATCAATGATGCAATATTAAGCTATTTCGAGCAACAAACTTCTAATGTAGACAGTGCTAAAATATTAGTTCAAGCAGTAATTGAAACAGCACAAGCGCAAAGACAAGATCCGTTAACAGTGTTAAATTCATTTCAAAATTTACCATCTGATCAATTAAGCGCGGCCCTGGCATTATATCTTAATTCATCTAGAGTAAACACAAGTTACTTGGGGATCAAACAACAACCGACAACTAATTCATATGTTACACGATCGATTGTGTCATGAGCAAATATAGTCAAGGGAAATATACAATTCAAAATCCCAGCAAATATGTAGGGAAACGTGAGCCCACATATAGATCTAGTTGGGAATTTGCTTTTATGAGATTTTGTGATAATAATCCTGCAGTTTTGCAATGGGCCAGCGAAGCAATTCACGTAAACTATAGAAATCCTTTTACAGGTAAAAATACAATTTATGTTCCTGATTTTTTAATCATATATGTTGATAAAAACGGTAAACGTCATGGTGAAGTAATTGAAGTAAAGCCCACAAAAGAAACTACCATGGAAGCAGCCAAGAGTGTAAGAGATAAAGCTGCCGTAGCTCTAAACATGTATAAATGGGAAGCTGCAAGAAAGTTTTGTGCGGCACAAGGGCTTAGTTTCAGAGTTGTCAACGAAACCGATATTTTTGCTGGCACAGGCAAACGGTAAATACCGTTATGACAAAAAAATTAGAAGAACTTTTTAATTTACCCGATCAGCTGCCGGATAATGTAACACCCGAACAAGCTACAGCAGCATTGGAAGAACATAAAACTGTTTTTGCAGACATAGATAATGCTATAGATAAAATTGATCAAGCTTTACCAAAAGTAAAAGGGTTGGATACCAGTGATCAAGAAATGGACGAATTGGCTGACTTAGCTAAAAATCGTTTTAACGATTTAATGGATTTGGGAATGAATATGGAAGCTAGGTTCAGCGGCCAAGTATTTCAAACAGCTGGGGTACTGTTAGGACACGCAATTACAGCTAAACAAGCCAAACTAGATAAAAAATTACGAATGGTAGACCTGCAATTAAAGAAAATGAGATTAGATCATCAGCTTAAACAAGATGGGGCAAGTACCAATGAATCTATAGAAGGCCAAGGTGTAGTACTAGATAGAAATGCTTTACTTGCCCAGATACTAAACAAACCCAAGCAATAATTACCAAATTTTAATAAATATCGTATATTAGGAACACTTATGAAACCATTTAAAGCCTATCTAACAGAAAGTCATAAAACATATGATTTTAGAATTAGATTAGCCTGCGAATTGCCAGATGATCTGCTATCTAAAATCAAAACTGTGCTAGAAGCTTATAAGCTAGATTCTGTCACTAAACCAAAACGCTTACCCATACAAGAGACTCCAGAGTTTCCTAACATGGGACCAGTGGAAATTAACATTTTTGATGTTAGTTTAAATTACCCATGTAATGATGAGCAGATTCGAGTATTAGTGGCCGAACGTGCAGGCATAAATTTAGCTTGCATTAAAGTTAATCCTAAGAACAGCCCGTATGAAGCAATTTTAGATGGCACAGAAGTCAGCAATCTAGGAGGCAAACCTGGAGAATCCGTGTTATTGCAAGACAATATGGAACGAGAGCGTCCTGGCAAAGACGGAGAAGCTCTGGTGGGTGATGCCAGGATTCCTAATTTAATTAAAGAATTAGAGGAAACTCGCAAATACGAGTATCCTGAAGTTGCTGGAGGCAAAACACCTGTAGCAAAAACAACAAACGAATTGCCACAAGGCAGTGCAAGCCCAATCGGAACTCATAAAAATAAAGTAATCAACCCACGTGGTATGAAAGCAGGAAACGGAAGATAATCATGAGCAATAACATTTATAACATTCTAAACAATTTTAACAAAGTGGCTCAAGAGCCCGTAACGCCTGCTACACAAACACAGTCTAAGGCCAAGACACAATTGCAAGAAAGCATGGATCAAGTGCTGTCGGAAAAGTATATGGGATTTAAAAAGACTGTGGCTGCTGTTAAAAAAGGCGGAGCAGACAATCCAGAAGCAGTTGCTGCCAGTATCGGTCGTAAAAAGTACGGTAAAGAAAAATTTCAAAAAGCTGCTGCTGCCGGTAAAAAATTAGGTGAACAAACTGATTATGTACAATCGACTTCTACTGGATTTAGCGCCACTGCGCCAAAAGGAAAAAAATTATCTGTTACATTGGAACCAGGTAAAAAGTTAACTCCTTCGGATGTAAAACTAAAAGCAGACAGCGATTCAGAAGAAAAGAAAAAAGAACAAGATATGTCAGAAGCCAAAGAGACATATACCATTAATGGCAAAAAAGTTACTAAACAAGCATACGACGCAGAAATGAAAAAAGCTGGAAAGAAGGTAAGCGAAGCTTCAAAACCAGACTACATCGATTTAGACAAAGACGGCAACAAAACTGAGCCAATGAAAAAAGCTGCTAAAGACAAAAAATTAAGAAAAAAGAATTTAAATGAACTTTCGCCAGAACTATTAACTAGATATAAACAAAAAGCAACAGATCAATCTAGGCATGCACGTGAGCTAGCAAAAGGTACTTCGGTGTCGCAGTATCAAGATGCACAGAGAGGCGAAGAAGTTTATGATAATCCAGCGCAAGCAACAGCTCTTGCAAAAAAACGCGAAGCAGGTGTTGAAATAGCCGATTATAAATTAGGAAAAAGATGGACCAATGATCCAAACAAACCAAGGCAAGCTGCTATTAGTAAAAGAGTAGATGCTAAACGTACAGCTACAGCAGAAGTAGCACCACCAGGAGCTAAAGCAGAGCGTATGGTAAAGCATATTAAAAAAGGATATGCTAAGGACGGTAAGTTAACTGATGTAGAAAAACGTAAAGCATACGGCGCTGCTTGGAAAGCACATAACAAAGGTAAGTTAGAAGAAACAATTCGTTCGATGATGGAAGCAGGATATACAAAAGAGCAAATCATTGAAGGATGGGACGATATGCTTAAAGCAGTTAAAGATCGTGCCCATGGAATGAAAACTGGAGAAAAACGTAGTGGTGCAAAAGGCGAAATAGAAAAAACTGCTACAGGAATTAGACATACTAGAAGATATGATCCAAAAACTGGCGAAACAGGTGATGGGACAAGTGAGCCCGTTAAACGCGGCCGCGGCAGACCACGTAAACATGCATTTGAAAGTTCGTCGGCTGCTCGACGATTGATAAGTGATACCTTTGCTGACTTATTTGAGGGAAGTATACAGGGAGGAGTATGGACCAGTGATCCTCCAAAAAAAGGTCAGCCTAATGTACCAGTTCCACAAAATATCGATGGTGGAAGTGTGTCCCCTGCTTCTAAAGCATCCAAGGCACCGCAAACACCGATGCCAAAAGCTTCTGAACCTGCAATGGGAACTATCAAAGGCGGAGTATGGACCAGTGATCCCCCAAAAGCTGGAGAAAAGGGCGTACCTGTTCCAGTGCCAGTAGACGAAGCTGACATGGAAGAAGGTAATTATTTTGGCAATCAAGTCAGACTTGCTAAAGAAAAAGGTTTGAAGAAAGCTGACTTAGACGGTGATGGAGATATGGAAACTGTACGCGAAGGTGAACAAAAGTGTAACGAATGTGGCATGTGGGAAAGCAAGTGCAAGTGCGATGATAAAGTATCTGAATCTTTAAACTTATTCCGTAGACTAGCAGGATTGCAAGAATGTGGTATGAGCCCAATTGGCGGCTATGCACAAGAAATGCAAGATAGTCAAGGTAAAATGAATATCAGCACTAACATGAGCACTGACGGTAACAAAAGTGTAACTATCACTGCTGACGGTGACTCTGCATTAGAACTAATGCAAATGTTAAAATTAGCAGGCATGGGCGGCGGTGAAATGTCGCAAGAACAGCCAGAGGGTGTTATGGTTGTTAGTACAGACGATGATGAAGAATTAAATGAAAGAATGCCTTTGCCTAAAATAGGAGCTGACGGTCAACCAGATCCAGCCGATATGCAAAAATTACAGCAAGCAATAGCCAGCAAGGAAAAAATGAGTCAAGAGTTGTCGAAGCAAAGTGCAGGGAATTCCGCTAAACCAGAGCCTTCGAACTCAACAACTCCAACCCCATCGGAAGTTCCGACTTCGGGGATTCAGCAGAAGTCAGCTGACATTCCAGAAGAACAAGAAGTGGATGAAGCCAAAGACGAGCGCTATCATGCAAACACTACTCCAGAAGAGCATGTAATGCCTGTACAAGCACAGACAAAAGGCGGTGACGGCGACGTAGCTGGCAAAGAAAAGAAAATGACTCCTCATGGTTATCAATTTGGTGATAACCCTCAAGCTATGAAAGAAAGCATGAGTTTAAAACTGATTAAAGAATATGAAGACATTAAGGTAAAAAAATGAAAATACGTGACGTTATAATTGAACAAGATGACATTAAACTCGGAGACAGTTTCGGCATTGAATTAGGCAATTTAATAATCGAAACTGGTGTTGTTGGATTCATGCCAGATGGCGTCATCGTAGAAGCCGATAACAAGACTATGGCTTTGTTGGGCCTGGGCGGTGCAATTTTTGAATCAGTGGATAATTATAATGTAAAAGAAAGTCGAATAGCCGAAGTAGATGAAATTTTTCAAAAATTAGCTAGCGGAGACCTAGACATTTACACAGTTATGAATAATCCTCAAGGTGCAGAGGAAGCTTACGTAGCTGAAAAATTACAAGATATGTATGACAATGTTTCTATAGATTATAGATTACACCCAGATGATGATTTTGAACAAATTATCGATATCATGGCAGAACAACTAGCTGATGATTATGGTACCGATGAAATGCAAGAAGCCAAATATCAAGGTCGTGAAGTTGCATTAGGCAAACCCATGCAAGGTGATGTTAAAAAATCTAAAGTTTATGTTCGTGGTCCAAAAGGTAATGTTGTTAAAGTGAACTTTGGCGACAAAAAAATGAAAATTAAAAAATCTAATCCTAAACGTCGAAAAAGTTTTAGGGCAAGACACCACTGTGAAAATCCTGGCCCACGTTGGAAAGCACGTTATTGGTCATGCAGGGCCTGGTAATATGAAAATTAACGAAGTTATATTAGAAGATGCAGTGGGTAAAATACCCCCGCGTCTTCAACAGTCTACAGTCGGATTAACAAAATTTCGTGATCAGCAATTCGCCGATCGAGTTTATGAGTTAAATCGAGTTATGATGGCAGTGGCTGCCGCAGACGGCGTTAATCCTTTACAAATTGATATTGATTCCGAATCTTGGGCAGGCAGAAATAATTTGGCTTTTCCTTATACTCATCAAGAGCAAGCAATGTTAAAACAAGCTTTTAAAGCGATAGGTAGTCATTATGAAGATTTAAATCATGGTGATTTAGAAAGTCAGGAATTAAAAGGCACTAACAAAGTAAGCCCTGTATCTAAACCTAAAAAAAATAAATTCGGTGTATGAAAATCAACGAAATTCTAACCGAACAACAGCATGGCGGTATTGGTAGTCTTATCCCTGGAGTTAAAAGGGCTATGCCTAATGCGGTTGAGTTTCCGAAGTTAAAAAGTCAAGATCCTTACAAACAACTAAGAATGGGAATGGCATTAGCCAGTGCATTGAGTCCAAACCCAATGGACATCGAAAGTGCATTCGGTGAAGATATGACTCTTATTGGGTATACCGATGCTGACATGGAAATTATAAAATTGGCTATGAAAATTTTAGGAAAAGAGTATACAGGTGATATAAAACAATTGTCTACGGATAAAAGTGAAGAAGCACTCGACGTAAATATTGATAGTCCAATCGCAAAACCAAAGAAAAATAAATTTGGTGTATAATGGACGAACTTCAAGAACTTAAAATGCTGGCCGGCATTGGCAATCGCCCCAAATGGACTGCCTATGAAGGTTACCCTGGCAGTAATATTAGTGTCACTGGAAATGAAAAAGCCCAGCTGATGCGTAAAAACGACATCAAACCGGGCACCGATGCTTGGTTCAAACTTTGGTTTAGTAAACCTTATCTCACTGGCGAAAAGCCAATTTAACTTTTCGGTTCAAGTCCCAAATATTGATACCAACTTTTGTGTCGGACTTGTACATTCCGCTCTTTCCACTTTTTAATAAGTTGAAAATGATCTGGTTTGTACGGAGCTCGTAACGGCTTAATTAGTTTGTGACCTTTTTTATGGTTACAATTTTTGCAGGCCGTGACACTGTTTTCCCAAGTGGTTTTTCCGCCCTGGGCTCTTGGAATAACATGATCCAACGTTAATTCTTTGTGATCGAATACTTCACCGCAATATTGGCATTGGTACATGTCGCGTAAAAACATATTACTGCGGGAAAATTTTGCCGACTTTTTAAAGTGGAAGTATTCTTTGGTAACCGCGACGCAGGGCACATTCATACTGAAATTTTCACTGCGAATCACCCAGTCTTCGTATTCTTCAACCACAGTGATACGATCCAAGAAATATAGTTTGACAGCATGTTGCCAACCGATAACACTTAGCGGCAAAATGCTAATTGGATTATAATCGCTGTTCAACAGCAGTACATCTGACATTTCGAACTCTCAAAAGTTAATACTATAAATAATAGTATAACATATTTACTTTATTTAATCAACCAAAAAAATGTCTAAGCCATTAGAATCTGTTCTTATTAAGAAACCAAATGTAAAACAATCGTTTACAGAAGAACAGATTCGGGAAGTTATTGCATGTGCCAACCCCGATACAGGCCCGCAGTATTTTTTAGAAAATTATTTTTATATACAGCACCCAACCAAAGGTAGAATGCGGTATCGACCTTTTGATTATCAAACAAGGCTGGTTGAAACGTACCATAATTATAGATTCAGCATAAGTTTGATGCCCCGTCAAACTGGAAAATCTACTACCGCAGCTGGATATCTTTTATGGTATGCGATGTTCGTTCCCGACAGCACTGTGCTTGTAGCCGCACACAAATATACTGGATCACAGGAGATCATGCAACGTATCAGATATGCATATGAAAGCGTACCTGATTATATTCGTGCAGGTGTTACTAGTTATAATAAAGGCAGCATAGATTTTGACAATGGTTCGCGTATAATAAGTGCAACAACCACAGAAAATACTGGTCGTGGTATGTCTATATCATTATTATACTGCGATGAGTTTGCATTCGTAAGACCCAGTATTGCATCAGAGTTTTGGACTTCTATTAGCCCTACATTGGCAACAGGCGGTAAGTGTATTATTACAAGTACTCCTAACAGCGATGAAGATCAGTTTGCACAGATATGGAGACAAGCAAACAAACGTGTAGATGAATACGGCAATGAAACCGAGTTGGGAGTCAATGGATTCCGGGCTTATCGTAGTAAATGGCAAGAACATCCCGACAGGGATGATAAATGGGCCGCAGAAATGAAATCACAGCTAGGCGAAGAACGTTTCCGCCGAGAAATGGAATGTGAATTCATTATATACGACGAAACTCTGATTAATCCTATTTTCCTAACAGAAATGTCGGGAATAGATCCTTTAATTAAACAGGGACAAGTAAGGTGGTATAAAAAACCTGAGTCGGGTAGTGTTTATGTAGTGGCATTAGATCCTAGTTTAGGTACTGGCGGTGATCCAGCGGCAATACAAGTCTTAGAATTACCTAGCATGAAACAGATAGCTGAGTGGCAACACAACAAAACGTCGGTACAGCAGCAGGTAAAGATAATGTCTGAAATCACTAAGACTTTGGTAGAAACTACAAAATCTAATAATGATGTTTATTATAGTGTAGAAAATAACACACTGGGAGAAGCGGCTTTAGTGGCTATAAGCGAATTTGGAGAAGAAAATATTAAAGGTATTTTCCTAAGTGAACCTAAACGTGCTGGAGCTGTTAAAGCTTATCGAAAAGGCTTTACTACCACAAATAAAACTAAACTAGCTGCTTGCTCTAAATTTAAAAACCTAATAGAAACTAATAAACTACATATTGCCAGCAAAGCTTTAGTCAGTGAGTTAAAAACTTTTGTAGCATCGGGCAGTGGATATGCAGCTAAGATTGGGGAAACTGATGATTTAGTTATGTCTATGCTACTAGCTGTGCGAATGGCAGTATTTCTTAGAGAATTTGATCCCAACTTAGATGAAAAACTCAAAGATGAAAGCGAAGATGTATTAATGCCCATGCCCTTCATCATGATTTGATAACTCCTTAGCATAAATACAATACTATGATTGAAATTGAAAAAGTAGCTGAAAATTTATTTGATAAAATCCGTAGCCGATTCGACTCGGTTAATATTGGGGATGAAAATGCTAAAGCTACACTAGACCCCACAGAAGCAAGATTCTTTAATTTTGATTATGTCGTTAACGACAATAACTTAGGCAATATTACAATTAGTCTAGTAGACAGTAATAATTTAAAAATATTTTTCGACAAAGACATTGACAATGAAATGTCTACTGAAGAAAAAATAGTTTGGTATAATTTTTTGAAATCAATGCGACTGTTTGCCAAACGAAACATGTTAAGTTTTGACGTTAGGGACATTGCTAAAAGCGGTCTTAATCTTAGAGATTTAAAACATGCAAATAAAAATGCAGAAATTTTAAACAAAGATGATATCACAGTTACTGAAAGTAAGTTATACGGTACCAGTAGAAGCAGTTATCAAAAATTTGAAAATGTAAAAATCATTGTAAGACATAGTAAGCCTATAGTAGACGAAACAAAGCCCGGTGCAAGAAGTCGTAATATCGAATCGTTCTACATCGAGAATTCCTTAGGGGAACGTTATCGTTGCCCAGAAGGCACTACAATAAATGGGGCAAGGGCATATGCCAGACATATCAAAAATGGCGGAGCATTACATGATGACTTTGGTAAACATATTACTAGCGTCATTAATGAGATGAATGTATTAAAAACTTTTACTCGCAATATGCGCGGCAGAACATTTGAAGATATGGAAACTGGCCAAATGGTAAAAAGTGCAATAGACCATTACGGTAAACTGCACAGAGATCTTTTTACTATACGTAGTCAGCGTGGGTATGAACAGTATAAAGATCTATGGCAACCAGAATTGATAGACGAATCTGATGTTGATTTAAATTCATTGCGCGAACGTTTTACCAGGAAGATTTTTGACGACAGATTAATGGATGCTCTGCCTGTTGTTTTTAAAGCGTACAACAAATATAAAAATCATGTAGGCGAAGAATTTGAATCATGGGCAAATGGTGTTATTGAAAATATCGGCAACAATATAGATATTCAAAATAAAAAGCATGCCAGTTTAAAATTAGATATGGAAGAAGATGCAGAAGACGATAGCAACACTGCTAGTCCATTTGCAAATAGTTTAACCACTGCCGATTCGGATGGTAATGTAATCGACGGTGATGCGGAAGATGATCGATTAGTTCAGCTTTTTCAAGAACACGGATTTGAATTTCGATTCAGCGACGGAGTTTACTATTTCGAAAGTCAAGAAGAAATAGAACGAGCCAAAGATATTATAGCAGCATGGAATCCAAATTTTGAATTCCCTCGTATGGGGGTTTACGATTATGGGTACGGTGCTTACGGAAGCACAACTGCTGATAGAGAAATTGGCAGTTACAGTAATGGTGTAATGGAAGAATTAAAACCCGGATTGCTGAAACTTTTGGCGGGTATTACCAAATAATTTGATATTTTTTGTAGACACAGTTATACTTAACTGTGCTTAACAAAATTTTTATTTTACATCTAATTAGACTAAATAATATTGTTATACAGTGCAACGGTGTACTGTGTATCTAGGCACAATAAAGACCATCTTAAATTTATAGGAGAACATTATGGCAACTTCATTAGCAGAAATTCGTGCAAAGCTTCAAGCACAAGAAAACAAGGGACAAGGATCCCAATCAGGCGGTGACAATGGCATTTACGCCCATTGGAACATCCCAGAAGGTACTACAGCTCGTGTACGTTTCCTTCCAGACGCAAATACAAAAAATGATTTTTTCTGGGTCGAACGACTTATGATTAAATTGCCTTTTGCAGGTGTAAAAGGTCAAGTTGATAGCAAACCTACTTTTGTGCAAGTACCTTGCGTAGAAATGTGGGGCGAAGCTTGTCCAATTCTTGCTGAAGTTCGTACCTGGTTCAAGGATAAAAGTCTTGAAGAAATGGGTCGTAAATATTGGAAGAAGCGTAGTTACATCATGCAAGGTTTTGTGCATGAAAATCCGTTGAGCGACGACAAGTCAACTGATAATCCGATCCGTCGTTTTATTATCAGCCCACAAATTTTTAATCTTATTAAGAATGCCTTAATGGATCCAGAGTTGGAAAACTTGCCAACTGATTATGAAGCAGGACTAGATTTCAGTATTAAGAAAACTAGCAAAGGTGGATATGCTGACTACAATACCAGTACCTGGGCACGTAAAGAGTCGGCTCTGACTTCTTCAGAGCTGGAAGCCATTGAAAAGTTTGGATTGTATAATCTAAGTGATTTTCTTCCAAAGAAGCCATCAGACACTGAACTCAAAGTTATCAAAGATATGTTTGAAGCCAGCGTCAATGGTGAGCCGTTTGACATGGAAGCTTGGGGTGCTTATTACAAGCCCGCAGGTATGACTGGTGGCTCTGCCGCTAGCAAAGCAGATGAAAGTCCTGCACCTGCCCCAGTGGTTAAGGCTGTAGCCGCTAAACCTGCCCCGTCTGTTACAGATGATGAGCCCCCTTTTGATGTTGATGATCAACCAGAAGTTACTGCACCAGTACAAGCAGCCAAACCTGCTAGTCAACGTGCCGAAGACATTTTGGCAATGATTCGTAATCGTCAGAAGTAATGCGAACAGCCCTGGATACAGAGCTTTTTCCAAATATTTGTGAAGTGGTAGAAATACCACTTCACAAACAATGGATTTATTTAATTCAAAAAAACGGAAATAGCAGTCTGAGACTTCAGCAGAAAAGAGATAATCTTGCGGTATTTACTAATAATGAAATTCAAGCACTTGATTATGTAGACGTATACATACGCAATCCTCGAGATAGATATATAAGCGGAATCAATACATACCTTCAGCATCTCCAACGCGATCATCCTGAGCTAGACTTTAATACAGCACTTTGGTTTGCTAAGAGATATAAATTTTTAAATACACACTACTTGCCACAATTTCATTGGTTGGCCAATCTTGCACAATATCTCCGTGCTGATGCAAAAATACGTCTTAGGAATTTTCAAAATTTTGATTCAGTGGTCGACATCAAATCTAGAGCAGGGGTTATTCCTCCTGACGCGGACTTTGTAAAAGAATTAATGAAAGACAACCACGACATCGAATTGTGGTTGTACTTAGATCAAATACTGCTAAATCTTGTAGGTCAGGAATTTACTTGGAACAAACTGCTAGAATATTATCGACATAATCATAAAAATATTTTAGAACATGTACTGCCCAAGACTTGACCATTTTGTAAGATTTAATCCCGACGGGACAGTAAGTCGTTGTGGTCATATGGTTAATCCTCCCAGATTTACTACGCTAGAACAAATGGATGCCAGTGATTGGTTAACTGACATCAAAACTAAACATGACACTTGGCCCAAAGAATGTTTGCGGTGTCAGCAGACAGAAGCGGTTAATGAAACCAGTATAAGACTGAATGCGATTTCTTTTGATCAACAACAAACTAAATCAGATTATTTGATTGTTGGCGGGGTATTGGACAATGTGTGTAATAGTGCTTGTCTGTCATGCAATGAACAACTAAGTACAAAAATTGGAAGTTTAAAAAGCAAAGATTATCCTATCATTGATAATAGTAATACATTTTGGAGATTGCCCCTAGCCCGTGTAGTTCATTTAGATATCAATGGAGGCGAGCCCAGTGCCAGCAAGAACTATAAATTTATACTTGCCAATCTGCCATCTAATATTACTAGTATCAGGATTAATACAAATTGTTCAACAGTGTTAACAGAATTAGAACCATTGATTGCACGTGGTGTAAAAGTAACGGTAACTGTAAGTCTGGATGGAATCGAAGAAGTACACGATAAGGTGCGATGGCCTATTAAGTGGAATCGATTTTATGCAAATTTAATGGCGTATCAGTCAATGAATTTATATGAACTAAATACCTGGACAACAGTCAGTGCTTTAAACATAGGCAATTTTTTAAATATTAAAGAGTTTGTTGCCACACATAAACTGTTACACAGTTGGGCTTTATTACAAAATCCTGATCCGATAAATGTCAAATATGTAAACTCAATGACAGAACCATATTTTGATATTATTCCTGGACAAGTAGCAGTGGGCAGGAATAATCAGACTGAGTTAGATACCTTTCTGAAAAATCAAAATGCGTTAAGGGGAATAGTATGAGTCAATATTATCGAATATTAAACTGTCCAAATTATCAAGAAATAAATCATGATCTAATAGATTATGTTCATAAGTATACCACTCTTATTACTAAAAGCGATAACTATCAATACTGCAATTTTCTTGACAAATTTAATCAAGACATCACGCATTTTGTTAAATCTAATCCTAAATTAGTTGCTTGGTTTACTTCCATGAATATAACTCTTAAGGATATGTATTTTACGTTGGCTTGGACCACTACCTCTCCAGTGTCTTCGGAAACTAGTTGCCCGATACACATAGACAAGCCTCCAGTGGTTTGGAAATTAAACTGGCCCATACTGAATATGGAAAGAACATCTGTGAGATTTTATCTTCAAAAAAATCCACAGATTGATATTAATACATTGGTTAGACGGTCAGGAGATCCTGACAGTAAAGATAATGACAATTACCAATTTGATTACAAAGACTTTTATGAAGTCGAAAGACATGATTTTGCAAAAAATGAACCAATTATTATGAATGGACAAGTTGCACATGATGTTGGCTTTTATGAAAATCCTGTATTTCCTAGAATAGGTTTACAAGGTATGTTTTTTAAAGAACCCATACACTTATTATGAAAATTGCAATTACCGGAGGAACGGCCGGAATAGGACAAGCACTAGGCAATGAGTATGAAGCACTTGGTCATGAAGTACTAAGGTTAAGCAGACGCACTGGTCATAATATACGAGCAATACCAAAGATAGCAGATCTAATAGAAACCTGTGACATGTTTATAAACAACGCACAAGCAGGCTATGCTCAGACTGAATTGTTGTTTGAAATAGCACGACGTTGGGAAGGCACCGGTAAGCATATTATGGTTATCAGTACTATAATGACACAGGATCCTGTGAGCGTGCTACCTGGAATCGAGATGACCGCGTATCGTTTACAAAAAATGTCGTTGGAAGAAGCTGTAAAACAATTAAGATATCAAAGAATTAAAGTTAATTTTACTATAGTTCGTCCGGGAAACATTGCTACCAGTGAAGATAAAACAGTGCCTCCGGCAGCTGATGTCGATAATTGGGCCAAAGTATTGGTATATACTTTAAACATGGCACAAGCAAATAATTTAGTTATACCAGATATCTCTCTAGGGCCGATATACAAATGACACCCAAAGACATGCTGACCAACCCTACATTTTGTCCTATGCCTTGGACTGGCATGATGTACAACTTCGATGGTAAAGTAAAAAATTGTATTCGTAGTGCCGGGCCTCTTGGTAATATAAAAGATCAATCAATCGAATCCATATTAGTCGATAACAATCTGCCGCGGCAACAACAAATTATTAATCAACAACCAGTGTCTACTTGTCATACCTGTTACGACCTGGAACGTGGTAAACGAGGATTTGATCACATCAGTGACCGTGTATTTTACATACGTGAATTAAAAGACATACCAACTAGTACATACCAGCCTGGTAATTTTAATTTGAATACAGTAGATGTACGTTGGACAAATCTATGCAATTTTGCTTGTGTATATTGTGGTCCAGAGTTTAGTAGTAAATGGAGTGACGAACTAAAAATCAGTCATCAGACACCAACCGATCAACAAGTAACAGATTTTAAAAACTACATTTACGACCACGCTGGACAACTTAAACATGTATATTTGGCCGGAGGTGAACCACTGTTAATGAAAGAAAATTTAGTGTTGTTGGAAAAATTGAATCCCAATACTAACATTAGAATAAACACTAATTTGAGTAAAGTGGATACCAGAGTGTTCGATGCTGTTTGTAAGTTTCCCAATGTGCATTGGATAGTGAGTGTAGAAACCATCGAGCAAGAATTTGAATACATTAGATACGGTGGGTCATGGCAGGATTTTTTGGATAATCTAATCACAATTAAAAATCTAAATCACAAGATATCGTTTAATATGTTACACTTTTTATTAAACTATAATTCTATATTTGATTGTGTGGATTTCTTGAAGAGCATGGGGTTCCATAACAATAGTTTTGTAATTGGGGCATTATTGTTTCCTGAATACCTAAATATTAGACACTTGCCGGAAAATGTGTTAAACTCATTAAAGAGTAGTTTACAAAACAGAATCAATCAAAAACCCGGTTATCTTCTTGAAGATGGTTATCGAAATATGCTACACTACATTAATACTCCCTACGAGAAAAATACCAGACTGTCGATTGATAAATTGTCAGTACTGGATCAACGTAGAGGATTAGACAGCAAAAGAATTTTTAAAGATTTATACAATGTTATAAACAATGAAGAACCACAATCAGCATAAAAAACTATAGGAGAACATTTATGGCAAAAACAATTAAAATTAATGAAAACTTTAATCTTAGTTTCAGTAGTAGGGAGGACGGTACTGGTGATACAATCATGGATTGCAACATCAGTTTTGAAAATCCCAAAGACGATTCTACGATAGTTCATAGGTTAAACACATGGCTTCAGGCCATTGGCAGAACTGATATTGTTGTGCAACCTAAAGAAAATACGAAAGGAATTAAATAATGGCTAAACCATTTGATCTAAGCAAGTTTCGTAAAAGCATCACTAAAAGCATTGATGGCATTAGTGTCGGATTTAACGATCCCACAGATTGGGTTAGTACAGGCAACTATACACTTAACTATCTTATTAGTGGCGACTTTAACCGCGGCATTCCGTTAGGTAAAGTTACAGTTTTTGCTGGAGAATCTGGCGCAGGTAAAAGTTTTATCTGTTCGGGTAATCTTGTTCGTAACGCACAACAGCAAGGAATTTATGTTATCCTAATTGACACAGAAAACGCACTCGATGAAGATTGGTTAAAAGCTTTGGGCGTTGATACCAGTGAAGACAAGTTGTTGAAACTCAATATGGCTATGATTGACGACGTTGCTAAAATGATCAGCGAGTTCGTCAAAGAATATAAAACTCTGCCAGAGAGCGATAGACCCAAGGTTCTTTTTGTATTAGACTCTTTGGGTATGTTGTTAACTCCCACAGACGTGAATCAATTTGAAGCAGGTGATATGAAAGGTGACATGGGTCGTAAGCCCAAGGCACTTACTGCATTGGTTCGTAACTGTGTTAATATGTTTGGTTCACTAAACATTGGCCTAGTGGCAACTAACCACACCTACGCTAGCCAAGATATGTTTGACCCTGACGACAAGATCAGTGGCGGCCAAGGTTTTATCTATGCAAGTTCTATTGTTGTTGCTATGAAGAAACTCAAACTCAAAGAGGATGAGGATGGTAACAAGATTAGTGAAGTCAAAGGTATTCGTGCCGCTTGTAAGATTATGAAAACACGCTATGCTAAACCATTTGAAAATGTTCAAATTAAAATTCCTTACGAAACAGGAATGAATCCATATAGCGGTGCAGTAGATATGTTTGAATCTAAACAACTTCTTACTAAAGAAGGAAATAGTCTTAAGTATACTCTTGCTGACGGAACAGTTATTAAACAATTTCGTAAAGCATGGGAACGTAACGAAGATAATAGCTTAGATAAAATCATCGAAGATTTTACTAAAAATCCTCACAGGATTACTGATACAACTGTTGTCGAAGACTAATGCATAATTTTAGTAGAGTATCTTTGACAATTGAACACGATTGGAAAACTACTATTGATAAATTTCATAAATTATCAAAATTAGAAAAAAATTCAATTGAAAGTTACAGCTACGGAAATTCACAACACTTCGAGTTAGGATCGTTGGGCAATATCAGCAAACATACTCCTAGTGACCATTGGTATAGATTATCTGGCATTGTTTTACATAAAACCATGCCATGGTTAACTGACATGTTGTCTTTAATGAAAGAAATAAAACCAAATGATGGTGAAATAAGTTACATTAAAGGGAATGGCGCCGCACATATAGATCTTCCGCATATGCAGACTGCATTAAATTATATTTTTTATAATTCAGATTCTTCTGCTTATACTTGGGTTGAACATGACGGAAAAAAAGAAAAATATATCAGTGAAGTAAATACTGCATGGTTATTAGACACACAAAAAACACACGGGATAGAAAATTCCGGAGACCGCTGGACTTTAAGTATTCATTTTAATACAGATTATAAAACAGCTCGAGAATGGTTTAACGATCACCCCAACTTACAGTTTGGAAATAAAGGATAAAATATGAGTATTGAAGTAGATGTTCTAGTAGAAACATATCAAACACTTAAACAATATATAGCACAGAAAGATCGCCAAGAAGCTAGTGATAACTTAATGAGCATTTTGGTAGATATGTTAGATGATAAAGAACTCAAAGAATTTAGTGGAACAGACAGTTACACTAAACGCAGTTTTGATGAGTACGCTGGTAATTACGAAGAAGACGAAATCGACGAAGACTACGAAGAATAATGTGGTATAATAAAGTTGTTTCCGACATGGGTAATATTCCTGCATTCATAAATTATTATGAAGATGAATTGTTGCAGGCAAAATTTGAATGTGGCATAAAAGGCAACTTAGAAAAAAATATTGCATCGTTACCGGGCGTAACTGAACAACGATTTAATCAGCTACAAGAAATTGAAGCAGTGTTACAATTTCTAAATCTACAATTAAGAAAAATCAGAAAACGTCATTTTCAAAAATATTTAGAAAACTATCCCCGGGCATTGACCAGCAGGGATGCTGAAAAATATGTAGACGGGGAAGATGAAGTAATCGATTTTGAAACTATCATTAATGAAGTTGCCTTGGTCCGTAACAAATGGTTAGGACTTATGAAAGGTTTAGAAAGTAAAAACTTTATGCTAGGGCACGTTAGCAGACTCAGAACTGCAGGTATGGAAGACATTACTTTATAAGTAGTTGTATGAATATTGTACTAGTAACCGGCGGATTTGATCCTATACATTCTGGGCACATTGCCTATTTCGAAGCAGCTAAACAATTAGGCGACATGCTAATTGTAGGCGTCAACAGCGATGCATGGTTAGAACGTAAAAAAGGCAGAGCATTTATGCCATGGCACGAACGTGCTTCGATAATCGACAATCTTAAAATGGTAGACTTTGTCTACGAATTTTACGACAATGATGGCTCTAGCATAGATGCAATTAAACGGGTCAGGGATGCTTACCCCGATGCAAAAATCATTTTTGCAAATGGCGGCGATAGAACCAAAGACAATATCCCTGAAATGGCATTCATGGACAGCAATTTGGAATTTGTGTTTGGTGTCGGTGGCCAAGACAAACGTAATTCATCTAGTTGGATATTAGAAGAATGGAAAGCGCCTAAAACTTCAAGAGCATGGGGCTATTATAGAATTTTGCACACTTGCGGCCCGGGCGTTAAACTTAAAGAACTTACTGTAGCTCCTAAGACTTGCCTGAGTATGCAACGGCATGAAAAAAGAGCAGAATTTTGGTTTGTAGCACAAGGGCAAGCAGCGGTATACACATTAGACTCTAGCACAGATCATGATCTAAAGTGTAGCTTAATGGCTCAACAAAGCACATTTATAGATGTCAATGAATGGCACATGTTGTGCAATGAAACTGATCAGCCACTAAAGCTTATTGAGATTCAATACGGTGAAAATTGTATTGAAGAAGATATTGAACGAAAAAATTAATAGTAGCTACTAATTTTACGTTTAGCTAGTTCTTGCCTAGCTTCGATCATTGTGCGGCCCCACATCATAAAAAAATCAATAATTTTTTTGTGTAATTTCATAATAAACTTCCTGTCTTTCTTTCAAATTCTCTGATCCATAGCTCTACTTCGGCAGCGGACGTTGGTCTTTTACTTGACACATAAGCATCAACATTTTCTTCATATGTGTTAGGCTGTAAAAATTGCTTTAACCACGTTAACAACTTCATTTTAGATACCTCTCAGTGTTTCTACTATTAGTGTTTCTACTGAGTATTTATGTTGCATTGCAACAAGTAATCTAATATTTTATTCGACAATAAATATAATATCATGACTACCGACATTAGAAAATTTATAAGCATAGTGGATGAAGATCCGCAAGAAATACGTTCTGAAATTACTAAGCGTGTATCTAAAATCCCTGACGAAGGCGATTTAACAGATATTTTAAAATTTACTAATAAGTATGGCATTAAAAAAGATGTAGAAAAATTTACTACACTAAGAAACTATAAAGGTATAGTCAACAATGTATTTTTAGAAGCATTAGCCAATGCCAATTTGACAGATGCTGAAGTTAAAAAATTCCTAAAAAAATTAAGTACAGATGGTATTTTGGATGAAAAGAAATTATTAACTCCTCGTAAATTGCATAGCTATGCTGAACTTATCGATAGCGAATTTAGAAAAACATTTGATGCTATTAAAGTGGATATATTTGAAAAAATATCTGGTAAAATTGGCGAAAAAGGAGATGTGGGCAAAGGCGAATACATGCTGGACATTATTAGTCCTGGGGTTAATCGTCGCGGCGCCCCCGGGGACTTGGATATAGATGGAACTAAAATTGAATTAAAAGCAGGCCAAAATGGAAGATTAGGTCCAGCTGGCAGTCAAGCTATTGTGGGAAGATTTGCACGTGAATATGCTCCCGTAATCAAAAAAATCGAACCAGGAGCAGAAATACCCACCGACAACGCACAAATATCGGAAATATTTAATCCAAAACTGAATATGTCATCATTCAGTGCATTTTTTGGAAATGACAGTAAAAAAGTCAAAGCCGCATTAAAAGCTATGTTAGAAATGCACTATCCTAGTGTTAATGTATCTTCTATGGTTAATAAAATTGTAGGACCTAACGGTACCATAGATGGGTCAGAATTAAAAAAACAAATGTTAAAAACTAGTTTTGAAGTTTATAAAGCTGATAAAGACTTCGATGGCATTATAATTATGGACAGTGCTGTCACTGGATTTTTATATGTAAACAGCGGCGACGATGTGGCTGCAATAGCTGATCAACTCAGTGTAAGTTTTCCAAGTTGGACTGACACACAGAGTAATTGCATGAAAGTTACAATTAGTGGTGGTGCTCTTAAAGCAGCAGGACAAGCTGCCGGCGTCATCCCAATGACTAAATCAAAAAAATCTAAAGTTAAGGATCCGGCTGCTGTGGCTGACACCACACATGGCGTTACTGGATTACGACCAACTCGTGTCAAATCAATAGCTAGTCGTGAAATATCTGCACCACGTGCTCGCAGATAATAGTTGACATTAAATCTTAATTATCATATAATTGTTTCATAGGGCCTCTAGCTCATGTTGGTTAGAGCAGCGGACTCATAATCCGTTGGTGCCGTGTTCGACTCACGGGGGGCCCACCAAATATTAAAAATAAATCTGTAAACAACTTATGGGAATTAGTGATCCATTATACGGCGCAGTACCAGACATAACAAGTTCAGTAATCTCAATTCGAGAAGATTGTCCGCCGTCTGCAATTGTGTTACACACTGGGTCGCTTGAAATGCTCAGGGTCGCTAAAGATGGATTTTACGTTCGAGGCGAGAAAGTGCCAGTGGATGACAAAGAAGCAGAAACAGTGTACAATGCTTTTTTGCAGTGGATGAGCTATATGGCATTGACAAGAAATTATTAAGGCCGTATAATACAAACATTGCCCGGATGGTGAAATAGGTAGACACAAGAGACTTAAAATCTCTCGCTCGAACAGAGCGTGCCGGTTCGATTCCGGCTCCGGGCACCAAATTAAAACAAAAGTATAAATAATTTTAAATTAATCAAAAGTAGTTGACAACAAAGACTAAATAAATTACAATAGAGACTGTTATGAAAAATACTAGATCATTATTAGCGCAACATTGCATAGCCAAACAGGCAGGCTTTATGCCCACCTATTGGTCTGCGATTAGTCTAAGTAATGATCGTACACCAGAGGTGACCGGGGTCCAGGAGGATCTTGTAGCGTAAAAACAACACTACAAAAAACTCTAAAGGACCCCAGGATTAAAAACCCTGGGGTTTTTGTTTATATAAAGGAGATTATGAAGAAGATAGATTTGAAACGACGAATGCGTGAGGTAAGGTTTATGACAGAGCACACTCTGACTCCTGATCAGCGTGATAAGTTGATTAGGGAAAAGTTAGAACGTGCTAGGTTAGACTTTGAAATTCGCAAACGAGTAGATAGTCGAACTTACGCATAACTTTATATAAGTGTAAAAAGGTGGAAACGAGGTCCACGCTAGGCACTATAAACACTGGCAAACGGGCGTACTGAAGCATAAAACCCGCGGCGATAACGCGGGGAGTCAGAATCAGGGCAGGGTACTAACCCTGTCATATCCTGCGGTAACGCAGGGTATTCTATAACACACTATTCTTTGGTTCCTTGGCACAAGGGCTTGGGCAAGATTAACAAATAGTGTGTTATAGAATACCTTAGGATGAACAATATGCCCCCATGACGGGCCGCTAAAAAGATTTAGCAACCAAAAGGTATTGACAAGTTTGCATGTTGCATATATACTAGCAACAGTTAGGAAAAATATGAAAACAACTTCAACATTCAAACTTAATAAAACTGTGAAAACAATGTTAGCAACAGGTCGATTCCGATCACAAGAAGATCGGAATGGATTTAAACGTGCAATGATTGACGCACAAGTTTCCGCGGAAAGGCAGTCAAAAGTTTCAACTAAAAGAAACAAGGACGCCGATCAAGAGTAAATATTATATTCCCTGATAGCTCAGTTGGTAGAAGCACTTGACTGTTAATCAAGGTGTCGCTGGTTCGAGCCCAGCTCGGGGAGCCAAGTTTTTATGCCCTGGTGGTGGAATGGTAGACACGCTGGTCTTAGAAGCCAGTGTCGAGAGGCGTGGGAGTTCGAGTCTCCCCTGGGGCACCAAGTTTAAGCATAAGTAAAATTATGCGGGGTTCGTATAGTGGTAATACCTTAGCCTTCCAAGCTAAAGCGAGGGGTTCGATTCCCCTACCCCGCTCCAAATAACCCGGAGCCAGTAGCCGTTAATTTACTGGGGTAATTGCCAAACCATAAGAGCACTGTGCGTAGGATCTACAGCAAGGCCCGCTTATATGGGCGACTTGAGAATATCCTAGGTTGACGAATAGCCGGACCAAACGACGGTAACGTGGACGGGGTAACTATCCAGTTTAGGGCTTGTGTGGTGCAAGTGGCTAAACAATTTTATAAGTATATAACGCACCCTGCTGATAAGACAGGCTCTGTTTGTGAAAATGTTGTATGCTTATAAAATTGAAGCAGAGTGTTAGAAGTGGTATCTGGCCAGGCTCATAACCTGGAGGTCGGTGGTTCGAATCCACCCTCTGCAACCAATTTGCGTTCTTAGCTCAGCGGTAGAGCATCTCGTTTACACCGAGAGGGTCGGAGGTTCGACACCTTCAGGACGCACCAGTTTTATTCGGAGTGTGGCGCAGTCTGGCTAGCGCACCTGGTTTGGGACCAGGGGGTCCAAGGTTCGAATCCTTGTACTCCGACCATTTTTTGGGCTGCTAGTGATAATGGGAGCACGGGGGCTTTGCACGTCTCAGGTCGGGGTTCGATCCCCCGGCGGTCCACCAAGTTTATGTGCGTTTGGTCAAAATGTTAGGGCATCACGACGGGGGGCGTAACAACCTTCAGGTGCGGGTTCGAATCCCGTAACG